AACCAAGCATAAACCCTATATATATAATCCATTTATATCTCCTTATCTAAATATTTTTCATAAAGTAATAGTTCTTCACATAATCTATCTATAACTCTATATAAAGCTTCTTTATTTAAACTATCTAGCCATTCTTTTCTTTCTTCTGATGCCATTTCTTCTAGTAATTTATTTTCTTTACCTACTCTTATATAAATACCACTATTCATTGTTGTTCTCCTTATCTACTTTATCTAATATTTCTAAAAGTTCTTTTTTATTAAAATCATATAAATGATAGCTATAAAACTGCATACCATTAAAAGCATTATCACACTCATACTTTATATGTTGTTCTATATATTCTCTTACTTCTTTTATGATATTATTTAATCTTTCTATTTCTTCTTGCATATCTAAATATGTTGGCTGTTTTTGCTTTTTACTATAATCTGGTATTTTCACTCTTTATCATCTCCTTTTTTCTTTGATTAAATAATCTTCATATAAGTTTGTTGCTTCATCTGAATTGTCTACTAAATATTCTATTATTTTATTTAATCTTTCTATTTCTTTGTCTTTTTCAACACACATTTCTGTCATTTTTATTAAATCATTTACTACTGGTTCTATTTCACTCACTCTTTATCACTTCCTTTTAGTTCTTGTAATCTTTTAAAGTATTTTAACCAACATTTTTTATAATCATCATTACAAGTTTCTTCACAATAATCATCTTCATAAAATACTTCTTGTGCTCTTTCTTCATCACATTCCTCCTGATAACCAAAGTTCAAAGGACATTCTTCTTTAAAAAAACCAAAATCTAATATTGTATTTATGATATTATTTAGTCTTTCTATTTCTTTATGTTTATTGTTTATTATTTCAGTTGCTGTATCTAATGTTTTATTTAGTCTTTCTATTTCTTCTGTTGCATCATCATAAAGTTCATTAAATATTTCAGTAGGAATTATTGTTGTTCCTCCGTGTTGATGATATTGTTCATAAAATTCTTCTTCTCTTAATTTCACTCTTTATCACTTCCTTTTAATGTTTCTATAATATGGTTTATTTGTTTTCTATCTATTCTTTCATCGTGGTCTAAAAATGTATCATCACCCAATATATAATCGTATTTTTTTTCTATATATTCTATTGCTTTATCTACTTTTTTAGCTTCGTCATAGAATTTACTTTCCCATTTTGTGCTTTCAGCTGTTAATCTTTCTATTTCTTTTTTCAACACTTTGTTCTCATCATACAAATCATGCACTCTATCTTTTAGCATATCGTATTCAGCGTCTGCTTTAGCTACTATTTCTTGTATTTCTTCATTTGTCACTCTTTCTACCTCCTTAATACCAATGGTGGCTTTGCCAGAAGCTCCAAGCATTACTAGGTGTTTTATATCTATTTTTGATATAATCTCTACACCACCTTAATTGTGTTTTATAATTAGTTCGCCAATCTTTTCCGTAGCTTGCCATTTTCTTGCCTGGTAAAGCTTGACATAAACCTGTAGCTCCTGATTTTTTATTTTTTGCATAGGGGTTAAATGAAGACTCACGTTTAACTATCATTAACCAAGCTATATAGTCATCATTACTCCACCCATATTCAGCATTTAAAATATTCATATAATGTTGAATTTCTGCTACGTTGTATCTATAATTGTATTTTGCTTTCTTAGTTGCTTTTTTCTTAACCACTTTCTTTTTCGCACTTTTAACTTTTTTCTTTTTTTGCGAAGTCTTTTTAACCACCTTTTTAGCCTTTTTCTTTTGCACTGTTTTTTTATTTTTTAGTGCATTTTTAGCCACTTTAATTGTACTTGCTATAGTTATCTCATTTTTTGCGATAACTGGCTCACTATATATTAACAAAACCCCTGAAAGTATTATTAATATATTTTTCATTCAATTACTCCTTTGTATCTTTTTCTTCCTCTATATCCATTTCGAAGTCGTCGTCCTCATCTGGTATGGCTTGTAGTATACACATAAGTATTACTCCTATCATTAAGCCACACATAATACCGCTAAAGAACTCCATTACTTATCACCTCTTTTTTTATCTTTGTTATAGTTGTATTTTACGTATCTAGATTTATTACCAAACCTATCAGTAAAGTCTATCCATTCGTTATCTATATCCATTCCGTATTTATGTCTTAAGTTAAAGATTATAGCTGATAATCTAGTAGCTCCATATTCTTTGATAGCTTCCCAACTTGTTATATTTCCTTTTTCTTCTAAATGCGTTAAAATTGCGTTTTGTTTACTCATTTTAAAACCTCTTTCTAATTATTTGATATATTTGTATATTCTCTTTGTAATTGACTCTCTATGAGTCTTATTTCTAGCTTTAACGTGTTAATAGCCTCTTGGTTTGCTTTATATATTGCCTCAGCTACGTCACGTTTAAATCTTGCCTCGGCTACTGAGGGGATACCATAACAAGTTAATTGGATAACTCCTATAGCTTCGCCCTCGTTCCTTAGCTTTAATACTTCTTGTCTTAGAAGTATCTTATAGTCACGTTCCGTTTTAGCGTATTCCGAGCCCGTTTGACGTAACTTTTTAAGCGACGCGCTTAATTGGTCTAGCTTGGCTTGTAAATCGTTGTATAAGTCCATAAATCACCTCTAAAAAGGTAACTCGTATATATCGTCGTTATGTTCTTCCCCAAACTCTTTGAATAAATCGCCTGAGTCATTTTTAACTTCTTGCTTTACTATATCTTTTTTGCTATCTCTTATTACTTGCTCGGCTGTTTCATATTCCATACAAACTACATAAGGTATGGTACGTTTATCTTTGCTTAAGTAAAAACTTATCCAAGCTCTCTTTAAATAAATCCTATCTCTATTTTTAGGAGGCTCACATTTAGCGAACTTCACATCTATGTATCCGTTCTGGTATGAGCCGTCTTGCATTTTCTTACTCATTTGGAGTCTATAAAATTTAGTTCCGTTTATTTCCTTTTCGTATATAGTGTATTGTTTATCGTCTTGTATATTCATAATTAACCTCTTTTCTCTATTATTTCTTTTATTTGCTCGTCGCTTAACTCATTAGTAGTTTTTACTTTGTAGTACTCGCATATCTTATCTACGTCTAACCCTTTTTCATTTATTACATTTACTAATTTTAGTGTAAGTGGCATTCTCTCGTCCCACTCTTCCTCGGTTTTAGGCGTTCTACCTGTAAGTAACTCTATAGCTTTTAGTATTTCTTGATTGTTTGAGTTATTTAATAACCAATCTATATATGGATTTTCTTCTTTGATTAAGTCTATTAACAACTTGCCTTTATGCTTACCGAAGTTGATAGTATACTTTTCAGCTTCCTCTTTTGTCATTTCTTTAGGTTGATTATATTTACTATCACCCCAATATATATCGGCTCCCATTCCTAAACTTTTACAAGCTACGCTAAGGGCGTCAGTATAAGCCATTTTAAAACATTCGTCATTGGTATAAAGGCCATTTCTTTCTTTAGCTATAAAACTACTACCTCCTGTGCCCTCTATAGGTTCGCTCCATTCCCCTTTATCGTTTTTTATATAAAGGTCTATGTCTACTATAGCTATCTTTTCGCCGTTAGCTCCCTCTATTATTTCTTTATTCTTTATAAAGGTTTTCCACCCAAACCCACATATACCAAAAATCTCGGTTAGTTTTTCTATACGCCACATTGGTTTAATATCCGTCATACCATTTAATCGCCCACCATTTATCTTTTTTTGAGCTTTATCTGGTACGGATTTTACTTTGTTATATATAGAAAGATTTTCACTTTCTTGTTCTTGATTGATTTCCTCTATTTCTATCTTTTCTTCTACTATCTCAGTTTTCTTGTCTTTCATAATAAACTTCTCCCTCTTCTCTCATTCTATCGTAGTCTTCTTCTGAAAACGTATTTCTTATAAACTCAAGTTCTTTCTTTAACTCGATATTTTCATTTATTAATTCATTTAGCTTTTTAATAGTGCTTAATTGTAGGCTATTACTATTCTCTTCTTTTCTAGAGTCATAATCGTCTACTACGTCTTTTAGTTTTTCTTCAGCATACTCTCTACTATCTTGAGTATCGTCTAGGCACCATAGTAAATCTTCAGCACCTATATAGTATCTATCGTTATATTCCATTATTTCGTACTTTCTAAAGTTTTCTTTCTCTAGTTTTTTTATTAGGCTAATCCATTTTTCGTCTATTTCTATCATATTCTTTTCCTCATTTCTTTTTTAAATTTAAGTAGAGCTTCTCTTTTATTGATTTCTTCATCGTGTATCTTTTGTTTTTCTTTATCTACGTATAAAGAGTAACCACACCAATGGCAAACTACACTTTCTACTCCTGGTTTTATTACTACGCTTTTGCCACATTTACATTTATATGTATGATTGGTTCTTTCTTGGAGTATCTTTTCTACATTGTCGATTTTACCTTTGTTCCAATTTACGTATCTATCTACTGAGTAGACAACCATTTCTTACACTCCCTTTTCGTTCTGGCGTGGTATCTATCTATTGAGTAGTTTGTATGTACTTCCCAAACTATCCACGTATTTAAGTATTTATCTTTTTCTATATTAAATTTCATTGCAATTCCTCTATTCCATATTTTGGTTCACGTCCGTAAAATGTTTCTATGACGTTTGTTATGCCTCTTTTTTCAATTATGTCAGTAACATTCGGTAACGCTTTTTCTAAAACGAATATATATGCCTTATCAAAGTCTTTATTCGCCATATTGTATAATTTAGCTAAGTCCTCTAATTCTCTTTTAAAGTATTTTCTATATATTCTTTGTAAGTATTTAATACTCCTACACCTATCTTCGTGTTGGTGTATTTCTAGCCTACTCATTATTCTTTTGCAAAACATACAATATACTTTGCCTTTAGAATTTTCTTCTTTGTCTTTAGTAGTAAGTAAACCTCTTATAAGTTGGTAAGCGTCTGGTTCTTTACCATAGTTGTTTTCATTTTTTAAGAACTTTTCTAGACTACTTTTAATATCTTCATAATCGTAAGGCTCCATTATATGAGTCCATTCGTTTATTAAATCTTTGTATATCTCATCACCTAATCTAGTAACAAAGTAAGGTCTATGTACTTGTATTATTTTCACTAGATTGTTTACGTCATTTCTTGTCATATCCCTAATCTTCTATTCCTTTCCTCTACGCTTTCTATTTGAAATCTAGGCTTGGTTTTAGTGTCCTCTCTTCGTTCCCACGTTCTTACACAAGCTTTCCAATCTTTCATTTTGTTTTTACCTACATACCAATCTTTACTTTCGTAAAAGTCGTAGAACGCCTCGGCATTTATGCCGTTATTTCTTTCTAAACAATATTGGTTGATTTCTTCTAGTGTAGGTTTGATAAATTTTCTTTTAGCTTTTTCTTTATATTCTTTATTACTTAATTCTTTATTATTTAATTCTTTATTATTTAATTGTGCTTTATTTTCTATATCTAGCTTTTCTATATCTACATTTTCTATATCTTCATTTTTGCGATATAGTGGCTTTTCGTATATGTCATAAGTCCAACTATCTATTTTTCCGTTTACATAATTCCTGGTTCTTTGTAAATAGCCAAACTCTTCTAATTCGTTTAATATAGAGTTAATACAATTACGGCTTTCTAGGTTTATTTCCGTTAATCCAAGTACTGAATAATCCCAATCGTCTGGTAGGCTTAACATTTCACTAAGTAAACCTTTTGCTTTTAAGCTCATTCTTTTTTCTTTGAAATGGTATTTACCCATTGTTACATAGTCTTTATTTTTATTAACTCTAAACACTGTCATTACTTTTCACCTCTATGTTGTGTATATTAGGTATCATTCCTATTAAGTAATATTTGTAATCATTCCATTTACTACATTCTTCCCATACGTTTACAAAGTCTTCTAGTGCTCTTAAATAATTACTATTTATTCCATTACCATTTTCTAACACTGATTTTATTTTCACTTCAATATGTTCTTGATATTTTAAGTGTTCTAAAGTTCTATGGTAATCTTGATGTAGTTTTTTTGGTAACATTACTAAATTAGCAAACTGGTTATTGTTTCTATTCATATCAATATGATGTATTTCATATCCTTTTGGTATTTTTTGATTAATCATTTTTTCATATATACTTCTATAGCTCATAACTAACCTCTTAGCTTGTCTAACCCTTTACCTACGATAACTACATTTACTAAGCTTGTTAGTACACCAAACCAAGTGTAAGTAGCTCCTAACATTAACTGTATAAAATCACTTACTATGCCTACACCAGCAACCCCCATTGCTATTAATAAGATTAAATTCTTATATTTTTTCATATATTCATTTCCTTTCTTTTGTGTTATAATGAAGTTGCTTATTATTAAGTAAGCATATATTCATTTCGGAGCCTTTTATTAGGTTCCCCTTTTTTTATTTGAACAACTCATAATAATTTTTTTTGTAATACTCGCAGAGCTTATCAACTTCGCCTATCGTCCAATCATTACGTCCTGTAAGCTTTCTATATAAGCTCATTGTTGTTATTCCTAATACTTCAGCTATCGCTTTTCTTGTATGTTTATGCTTCTTCATTTCATATGTTATATTAGGATATTTAATTTCTGCTTTACTCATACTATTCTCCTTTCTATAGGTAATTAAAAAACCTATGGCTTTTAACCATAGGTTCGTTAAATATATATTATGTTAACTTACTATGGCTAAATTATAAGGCTTTTTGTTCCCTATTACTATAACCATTATAACATATTTTATATTATAATCAATAGTTTTTTAACATTTTTTTTATCTTTACACTAAATTTTTGTAGCCGATACTATCGTTCTAAATAAAATAAGTAAAAAAAATAAACGTCCTATATCGTCGCATACTCTAAAAAGCTTTTTCTTTAATTCATAAAAAAATCTACTTATCTTATAATTTCTTTCTTGTAATTTATTATATATATCTCTAGGGTAATAAATTCCTTTGTAGCAATATTTAATATCTATACATTCCCAACCATAAGAGTTAATATACCCTACTCTATAATATAAATCATTACCAACATATCTTTTTATGATTTCCCCATTTTTCTTTTTATATGTTACTTCTACCATAATGTAAACTTAACCCCCTTTCGTGCCATTTATTTTATATATAAGCTTTCTATTCGTCAAATTTATATTATAATAAGATTAAAAACCCTATATTTTGTTCGGTGGTGACTTATGAATAAATGTACCCATTTAAAGCTTAAATTGAACGGATTATTATATTGCAAGGTATTTAATAAGGAAATACCAAAAACGTTTTGCTATGCTTGTAAATATAAGGAATTCAAGCATAATAAACCTACTAAAAGAACTAAAGCTCTAGGCATAACTAAAAAGACTAAACTAGCCGTATGGGAACGTGATAACCATAGGTGTATCTTCTGCGGTAAATTAGTGCCGTGGAATAACGCTAACTCTCACTTTATAAAAAGGAGTCAAGGTGGGTTAGGTATAGAACGGAATATCCTTACTAATTGCGAAGAATGCCACCATAAGTTTGATGATACACCAGAGCGTGAGGTATTATGGGAGTATGCTGAAAGATACTTGATGAGTAAATATAGGGATTTCAATATAGACTCGCTTACATATAAAAAGAACTAGGATAACCTAGTCTTTTTTTAATGATAGCACTCTACCTCTACCACTGAAATGAGCATACGGCACTTTATAAGTACCATAGAAAACATATACCCTTAGCTAAGTATCTTAAAGGCGTTTATACCTCTTTTTTACAATATATGTTCTCTACGCTACCTATAAGGTAACGTACAACCAAAATTTTAAAATCACAAACGTTATTACGTCCGTTTGCAAGACGAGAGCCATTGGGCTACTACGGGTCGCCTAGTCTAGCATTGAGTTAACTAGCTATCGGCTTTTGAGTGTTTAACTCCTCTAATCGTTATTCTGGTACTTTATAAGCACCTTAGAAATAGATATATACTCATACTAACTAAGCTAGTGCTTTCAAACTATATCTATCTCTAAGCTACTAGGAACACAGCGATAGTTCCTTTAGCTATATTGTATCATCATAGGCAACAAAAGGGGTTCTATTACCTAATTAAATTATACCAAAATATTGAGCTTTAACCCAAGAAAATAAGTAAAAGAAAATAGAGCTTTTTACACTCTATTTACTTTAGATATTTATTGGAACAATAGCACCCTAGTACATTGTCTACTATATTCCACCCGTTTTTTACTCCGTGTGTTTCTACTTGAGTATTATACTTAGCCGTATAGACTATTCCACCTTTTACACTAGGTTTATTTCTTACGTTTAATCCGTCTTTAGCTGTTACCTTTTTAGTATGAGGTATCAAGTCTTTAGTTCCATTTGTACTTGTAGTTTGTCCGTCGTATACATTTAGATACTTAAGAGGGTCTACCCATTTAGCTAATAAGCCATATTTAAGCCCTTTACCTTTTTGGAGTCCGAAGTGTAGGTGATTACCACTAACTTTACCCGTACCACCCATAGAAGCTATCATTTGTCCCTTAGATACTCTAGTGTTTAAAGCTACAAGGATACTCCCTCTTTTAAGGTGTCCGTATTCGCTAGTCATATTATACTTTTCGTGATATATACCTAACACGTAACCACCACTACTTTGGTATTTTTTATATACTACTATTCCGTCCTCGCAAGCATATATAGGTTGGTTAGCTCCTCCGTGCTTAGAGTCCCAACCAAAGTCTACGCCTTTATGGGTTAAACTGAACTTGTTAAATTTTCCACTTTTATTCTTTACTATACCGATATAGTTTGTGGGGCAACGCATTATTTACCACCCCACAACTTACCTTGTATAAGATAGGTACCTATAACGCCTTGTATTACAGCTATTATCTGGACTATCACTAAAGCGTTAGGAATATCTACTCCGTCTATAGCATTTATACCCACGATTAACATACTAACCATACCCAAAATATTAGTAGTATACTTAGCTATCTTCTTAACTTTCTTCATTTTCTTCCTCCTCTAAAGGTTCTATGTTGTCTACCTCTGTTGGTTGTATATCATTCTCTTGTGTATTTAATGTATTTCCTAAACTTAATGGATTTACCATACTTAGTGTACTATTTAAAGAGGTACTTTCTTGCCACTCTTTTAATGCACTAGCACTTATAATAAATGGTAAATCATTATTTACTTGTGATATATTAGTTTGTCCGTCTTTACTCATAGCTTTTTCTAATAAGTTAAGTTGATTTATCAAAGGTTCGTATGTTAGTTCTTCGGTTGTTGGAGTTGCTAGTACATAATATATTTCTAAATTGTTTGTACTTAACCAATTATTTGCTTGTTCTAATGTATATGTGCCTATATCATCTATATAAATAATAAACATTGTAATTGCATCACTAACACTTATTCCTTGAACTCTACCATAAGTATTAACAAGAGTTTTTGGTAATAATTTATTGCAATAAACATCAGCAATTTGTCCTGATGTTTGTAATTTAACAGGTATTTCATTAGTCCTATAACGATTTATTCCACTTGTGTTAGTTGAAAAAATTTGAGTAAATCTGTTTGAACTACCATTTAAAACAACTTTCCCTATCTCTTTATGTAAATACCACTTACCACTATCTTTATAGATATAGTCTTGGTATGTTCCTATTTTACATAGTTCTATTGGTGTTGTTCCGTATGGGGTGTAATTGTTTGCCTTTATATTAGTTATCATTGGTTTAACTATTAAATTATTAACAGTTGCACCACTCATAACAGTTAGTTCTATATAGCATTGTGTATATGTGGATTTATCAATTGCTACTGAAGTTCCATCTGAACTACCTAAAACGTGATAACTATCACCTGAATGATTAATTACTCTAACTCTTACATTACTACTTAAACCACCACTTACGTAATCACCTGGTATTGTGCCTTGACTTTGATAACTAGCAAACAATGTAAGTGAAGCATTAGCTGTTGCTGTGCCATTTACCTTTATAGTTCCGTCACCTAAATCAGTAAACGTGATACCATTAGTTGTTTTTGTAGTTTGTGGGTAAGGGTAAGGTAATAAATTCTCTACTGGTAAATCCACATTATATGTATCTGCGTTATATGGGTCGTAGACATTATCACTTAACGTTGATACCATAGGATAAAATTTAACATTGTTCATTGTTGCTCCTGACTTTATTGTAATATATGAAGCAACATAATAAGCATTTGCATTGTTAATAGTTGCTCCATTCCCTGTATCAGTTACTCCACCTAAATATGTATTAGTATCATTATAATAATAATAAGAAATAAAATATGTTGACGTGCTCCCATTAGAAGGACACCCACTACAATAATGCGTTACGTTGGGAGTTATTGGTGTTCTATTTGCATAAGGCGTTTTTCCAGAACTTATAGAACTATAACTTGCATCACTAGTAGCAGTTCCATTTACATTTATATATTGTAATAATCCATTCTCATAAACAGGTGTAAATGATATACCACTATAAGTTGCACTTGATAGGTTTTTGCTATCTAATATATTTTTTCCTATTACATTTATCTCATTATCTCCACTTACTACATTTACTGGTATAGGGCTTGTAGGTGTAGGAGTACCACTTTGAGAGGTATTGCCTTTTAATGTACTTTTAATTTTACCCACTCTAGTGTCGTCTAGTGTTAAGCTTGTACCCTCTCCACTTACTTGTGGCATACTATCGTATATATCGTCTAATACTATAGATATATTTTCTATATTTTTATTTACGTTAGTTAAGTCAGCTCCTAATCCTTGTAATTCATCATAAGCTTGTTCTATATGAGATGACATTTCGTTTATTCTTGAAGTTATACTCATACTATACACCCTCTCCAACGTCTAAGTTAGTTAAGATACTTTCTATATCGCCGACTAATTCATTAATAACGTCGCAAGAATAAGTATTGCCACTACCACTAGAGATTTCATTTACTACATTAGCATTTGTTACGTCAAAAGTAGTAGTTGTACCATTAGTATAAGTAATAGTATAAGTATCTACATTAGAGCTTGTACTTGTTTTAGCCACGCTTGATATTCCATTACCTGTAGCACCTGTTTGTCCCGTTGCTCCTGTATCACCTTTTGTACCTTTTTCGGCGATTAATTGCCAATAAGTTGTATTTGTTGGAACGTTCCCCTTTGTAGCTTGTAAGCTAACATAAGAACTCCCTTGATATGTTACTACGTCATTTTTCTCGTATTGAGTAGCTGAATTATAAGTTCCTTTTGATAGGTAAGCGACCTTACCTAAATCTTGTGTTATTGTTGCCATATTACACCTCTATTCTTTCTATTAAATGTCCGTTATCATTTAAAATAAAATTTATGTTTTCTAAATCCGACTCGCTATACATAATTAAGTGAGCTTGGTTATTTATATCTAATATTGGGAAGTTAGCGTCGCCTCTATCTCCTTTTTCGCCTTTAAGATTTTCAAAAGCAAAGTTAAAACTTCTATTGCTTTCGGTACCACCCATAGTTACGTCTACGCTAGGTACTCCAGACTCGTTATTAATAGTTGCTGTAGCTCCACTAATAACGGCATTTTTACCTTGATAGATAGTAGCCTCGTGTTCTACTCCGTCCCTATCGGTAAAGGTAACGTCATATTGTCCTTGTCCGTCTACTACTTCTACATTTACTTTCTCGGCTCCACTTGTAGCAATTTCGCACTCCTGGATAGCTTCGTCTATGTCGGCTCTCATTTGGTCTACGTCAGCTTGCCACTCGCCCATTTTATCTTGATACTGACTCATTACTAAGTTGGCATTTTGTAACCAATTCTCTATTGTAGTAGGCATATCACCCTCGCCGATTTCTAAGCATTCGTCTAAAGTAATATCGGCTTGTTTTGAGTGCCATACCATATCATCGTTTACAATTTCTATTTGGATAGTATAGTTTAATTCACTAGCTACATATTGAGTTACCTCTAAGTCGTATGAGTTCTCTTCTTGATTTATAGTAAGGGGGAAAGCTACAAGCTCGCCGTTACTATCGGTTAAAGTAGTAAGGAGTGTAGCTGTTCCCACGATAAAGTCGTCAAAGGTAAATCTAAGTAAGTCTACGTCATTGTCGGTCTTAACTCCTAGCCCTAAATTAGAACTAGTAGTCATCTCCATTACTCTGGAGTCTTTATATACGTTTATTATTTTTATCATATATTCCCTCCTATTTCTTAACGCCTAGTTTGTATAAGCAATAAGCTAATACGGCGTAAAATATATAATCTATTAATTTGTCCCATTTCATACCTTTTTTATCGGTTTCAGTACTTATCTTTTCTTTAATACCCGTAACCTCAGCTTCTACATTATTTAGTGTAGTTTCCATTTTAGCCATTATTACGTATATCTTCTCGAGCTTGCCTATTCTTTCTTCGTGGTTTTTGAATTTTTCTTCGTGGTTTCTAAATTTTTCTTCGATTAAATCGTCACTCATAAAACCACTCCTAATCCGTTGTCTTTGTATATTCTATAATCACCCAAGTATAAGCGTGACTTAAAGGACAATAGTATTGTAAATTATTATTAACTACTCTTAAAAGTGTGTCATTCCAAACACAATTATTAGGACTACCACCCATTAAACCTTTAACTAAAGTATCTACATTAGAGATTGATAAGAGAGTAGTCCAAGCATTTTGTGCCATAGTGCCACTTATAGAATAGACTCTTCCATATCTAGGTTTGCCTAACCAAGTGCCAACTACTGTTTCGGTAGTTGAATACGTCGTACTATCTACTAAATAATTAGCGTTAGCGTTTACTACCGATTTTATTTCGTTCATATTACTATCGGTAACTTTGTTTACTTCTGGGATACTTGGTTGTGTACCCATTGCTTGTTTATCAGCATAAGTTATTAAAGCCATATATCATCACCCTTTCTAAACTACGTGTACGTCTTGAGTAATCACGTAGTATTTATTATTCTCTAAATTTAAGTTAGATATAGTTTGATATGTAGTAACTTCATCATTACTAATTATTTCTATTTTTTGGATATTAGTATCGCTAGGAACGTGGACTCCTATAGAATATCTATAAACATTATTAACTAATGTGCTACTAACTTTTGTTATATATGAGGTATTATCGTCATAAGTGACACGTATTTTAGTAGCTTTGGCGTTTTCATAATCTAAGTCTTTACCAGAGCTTATATTTAGCCTACTACTACCTTGTAGGTTATAAGAGTAGTCGTTAGTATTTCTATTTTGCATTGTAATAGCGTTTATAAAGTTGATATATAGGTTTTCGTATACGTTCTTATTTATGGTTTGAGTATTATCTATAAGCTCGTAGCTAGTAGAACTATATAGGTTTTCATTTGATATAGTTACATTATTAAGTAGGTTATTAGGTACATTTAATGTCGCCATAGTTTGGTTATTATATACTTTAAGATTGTATAAATTTCTCGCAAAAACAAGGTTATTATCCGAGTCAAAGAGTAGCCCTTGCGTGGGTACTAACATTTTTTTATCTTTGTACTTTAATCCATTGTAATTATTTTGGTTATATACCATTTTATAAGTTACTAGGTAATAAGGGGAGTCGTTACTATCTCTATTTATATAGTTTATAATATACTCATTGTATAGGTTATAAACTCCATATCTTTTTATTGTTAAACTACTCCAGGAGTTCTCTATGTCGGTTTTAATAAAAAAGTTTTCTTTTACTTCTCTACCTACCATAGAAAAGCATAAGTTATATACGCTACCACTTTTATACTGAGGAGTAAGGTACATAAACAAACCATTTACCACTTTACCTCTTATATTATATGGAGCTATTGTACTACTCCCACTAGGTGATACTTTTTCATCTAATAAAACAATATTCCCATTGTCATAATTGTAGATATCCATTTTTGATACATATTGACTACCACTAGGAATGACTCCAACTATAGCAAAGTAAAAGTTATTATTGTAATTTGAGTATAAAGTTATATCAAAATTAGTTACCTCACTAATAGGACTGTGGTAATAATCTCCTATAACATTTGTAACTAAGTCAATATAAGTTGGTTCGCCATTTCCTATTGTAGTAGCTTTATTTATAGCCCATTCGTCGTCCCGTCTTTCAGTTCCTATATATTCAGCTATAGGTTGGTCGTTAGTATCGAAGTATATATGTCCTATATCCACGTCACCAAAAGTAAATAAAACATCTGGTAATCTAGTCCACGTATTCTCGGCTCCGACATTTATTTGAAATAAACTAGGCATTATTAACGAGCCCGTTCCCTCTTGTAATGCAAAATAATAAGTTGCACTTTGAGTTGATTTCGCTAAAAAAGTTTCATACTGAGGGTTTATGTCATCACCATAAGTATCATAGCCTTGCACGTAGTAACTATTCCTTAAGATAACTTGGTAATCGTTATATCCTTTAGGAATTTCGCTTATGTTATTTAGTAGAATTATTCTATATACATTGACTCCGTTTTGGACTATGTAATCTAACCCGTAAGCATTTCCTACCTCGTCTACTTCTATGTTTAAGAAAGTCCCAAAAGGTGTACCACTAGCGAATGTAGTAAATGTTTTTATAATTGTCATATCTTTACTATCTACAAGGCTTATTTTATTGCCTCCGTGAGAATAATATAAGTCTAGCCCGTTATAATTTCCTTGTCCGTCTTTACACCTTACTACTAAGGAACCTAAACCAGTAGGATTGTCGTTATACTCACTTGTAGTTACTTCGGCATACATAGGCGTAGCTGAGCTTATACCTTGAGCTATATTACCCGTTAAGTATTCTAGTAAGTTTTCTTTATAATCATTTGTCATATTATCACCTACTCTATAATAGTTTCTATTACACTATCTAAAGTGTTTTCTACTGGGTATGTTTCGTCTACTTCTACTTCTTGTACTTGTAAGTTATCCCATATTATATTAGCTGTACTTTCTATATCTATATTTCTATTTATGTAAGAGCCCTCGGTAATATTTCCTTGAGATTTATTACGTTGATTATCGAACCAATTTATAGCTTTTTCACCATTAAACGTACTTGATAATTCATATGTATAGAATAGTTCCCAAGTTCCATTACCTACAGCTATAATATTTATCTCTTTACTCTTTACTAGGTATTGTTTACTTAAGTTACCTATAGGGGCTATAAAGTCTACCACTTGCCCCACTTCATATAAATTATTATTATGAGTAGTTAATGTAAGGATAACTTCAGCTTCACCTTTGTATTTTAAGTAAGTAGAACCTATACTAATTAGTTGGTTACTATCAGTAACGTCGTTTCTTTCTTCATACCTTGATATAACTCCATTAACTCCTAATTGGTTAGCTACTCGGTCTATTTCATCAGCATTAGAGATTATTTCTCTACCATTAATGATAGGAGTATATTCTAATTGAATAACACTCCCAGGAGCTAATATCGAGTCACTAGTATTTTGAATAAAGCTTGTATCACCACTTTTATAATAGAAGTTAGCGTATACTCCATTATCTTTCTCTACTTCGTCGGCTATAGTTTTTTCTATACCATTTACTTTGATATTTGTAACTCTACCTATTCTATCGGCTGTTACATACTCGTAAGAGTATCCGTTAGCTACAAACCTTTCACTATAAGTTATATCGGCGAACATTTCGCTTGATAGCATTATTTGTTTATTACGATAGTCGTAAGTTCCATATTTAAACTTTAGGTCTACTAAATTGTTAGTTTCAGCCCACTCTTTTGAGTACTCTATTGTAGTACCTTTAGGCATTAGTGTAGGGTCGTAAAAGTCTATCGCTAGTGAAGTATCATCTATAACACGTGTTTGCCATTTGGCACCACTTATCTCGGCTAAATATTGAAACACGTCATAAGCTGTTTTATTAAGTGTAGAATAAGCCCCTATAACGTCATCACCATTTAGGATATTTACATTACCCAGAACAAAGCCATATTTTGAAACGGAGTCAACCACCATTTGTATAGCTTCATTTATAGTCTTATTAGAGATAACAAAGTCTAATGTATCCCCCTCACTTAATAGAGTCTTATAAGATAGTATTTGTATAGAGCAATATTTAGGCTCTCTAGGGTTTAAACTAATATCGGAGGTATTCTTGACTATACCACTAAAGATTAACTCGCTAGAGCCGTTTTCTATATGTTCTATGGTACATTTAGAATAATCTTGAGGATAATAAAATCTATTTACATAGTCTTTGTCATCTTCCCAACTCTTTGGATAGCAATTATTTAAGATAATAGAAGAGGCTGATAACATTTCTTCTTTTATTATAATATTCTTATCACATACTACCTCTTCATTACCTATCATCATTTTTAACATACTAATAACCTCCTACGTAGTTATAGTCATTTTTAGCCCCACCAGAGAACGTTTTAACACTATTGACTAATTGTCCTAGTGAGTCCATTTCCATTGAGTTATGGATAGTTACATTAGCCGTAGGAGTAGGAGTTGTCATACTTCCTATAGAACCATTAGTAAATGGGTTAAATGTAGCACTCACGGACTTATCAATTTCTTTTTGCATTCCGTCAAGTCCCTCTACGTATCCCTCGGCTGAATATTTACCGACAATAGCGAACTCTTTACTAGGTGACTTTATACCTAGTACCTTTTTAAGCCCTCCTAGTATAGCTTTTCCCATACCTTTGACTTTATCTATAACCCAATCTTTCATTTTTGAAAGTCCATTCCATAAACCTTTACCGATATCTTTTCCAATATTAATCATTCCGTTAGTCATTTTACTAAAGGTAGATTTAATACCATTCCATACGCTTGCAACTACTGTAGCTATCTTTTTAAATGCATTTATAACGCTTGTTATTCCGTTTTTAATACCCGTTACTACTACCATAAACGTAGCTTTTATACCACTCCATAAACCTTCCCAGAAGTTACGGAAGCCCTCGCAATGGTTCCATAAGTACGTAAATCCAACTACTAAAGCACTTAATGACGCTATTATCAAACCTATAGGGTTAGCCGTTAAAACAAGCCATAAGCCTTTAAACATAGCTGTTATTTTGCCAACTATTAAAACTCCAGCTAATACGTTAATAAATGTTAGTAAAGGCACGGCTATAGCTATTACTATGTCTTTATTCTTAGCTAGCCAATTAAACATATCCGTTAGTTTAGGTATCAACCCACTTATAGCCTTAAATAGTCCCTCGGTAAGTGTACCTTTAAGAACTTGTAAGCTTTCGTCTAAGTTACTCATAGCTCCGTTATAGGTTTTACTTTGGCTTTCCATAGCTCCGTAGTATTTTCCACCCTCACTACTTGCTAACTTAAGAGCGTCGCTTAACATATCATAAGTTACGTCCAACTTACTCGCTTCGGTTCTGGTTATACCCATAGAGTCAGCTAACAAGCCGTATATGTCTATTCCTGCGTAAGCGAATTGCTTAATATCTAGAGAACTAGCTTTACCTACGTTTTTAATTTGTTGTAAGTTTACAGCCATACGTTGTAATTCTTCATTACCTCCACCACTAGCTGAAACGGCATCACCTAAAGCTAATATATCGGCTCTAGCTTCTTCGGCTGATAAACCCGTAGACAATAGTAAGCTTTCGGCTTGAGTCAAACTAGCAACGTCAAAAGGAGTAGTAAGTGCGTCTTTTTTAATTTGGGCTAGAACTTTATCGGCATTTTCAGCCGTACCCGTTAATGTAGTAAGTCTAGTATTAAAGGTTTGCATTTGGGCGTTATATGTTATTCCACCCTTTACAATAGCTCCAACGAAAGCGTCAACGGCTGTAGTAAGTCCTAAAAATGCTAGCTCACCTTGTTTTTTAGTTTGTTTAAGATTTTCTTGTAAGTTTTTAGTGGCGTTATCCATTTGTGACGAGTCAGCCGTAAACTTTGTTAGAACTTCAGCTCCTTGCATATTGTCACTTCCTTTCTAATAAAAAACGGTAGGAAGGTTTATTCCCTCCTACCTAAAAGGATATTAAGAACTTGTTACTACTGTTCCCTTTCCTTGTAAGCTGATTTCGTAGCTAAACTCAGCTTCGTCTTCAGCATTACCTCCTAAGTCACTTAATTTGATAACTACAGGAGCTTGATATTTTGTATAAGTCATTGTTGAGTTTGATACTCCACTTAATAACTCGAATTGAATAACATCCCTAAATTGAGATATTTCTCCGTTAGTAATAAATGAATGTATTTTGCTTAACAATGTCATATTAGCTGTATTATTAAGGTCTAACTTCATAGTACCACTTATAGTAAGAGTACCACCAGTTAAGATAGTTCTTTGTATAGCGTCACACCATACGTAGAAAGTCTTTTCTTCCCAATCGGTTTCTAGACTAATTTCGCTAGAAGTACAAGCCTCAGTAAAAGTTGGACTTGATGAAGTACCAGTATTGAAAGCTAAGCCCTTAATAAACTCTCTATTATTAATGAACCAATTATTCACTCTTAATCCTCCTTATCAATTCTATTTACAATACATTGAAATGTCATCGTATAACTTACACGCCTTATATCATAGTATTGTATTGTTCTTGGATTGCTATATTGCTTAATTAATATTTGCCATTTTTGACCTTGAAAATCTACATAATTATTATGTCCTATTAAGTCACCTATTTTGGCACTTGTCTTATACTCTTCTTCGATACTATCGCCGAATATTTCGATATTAAAGTAACTATATAGTGGATTGTCATTATCAAAGAATACTATCTTTTGTCCTGAAGTTTCTTGCACTACGATTACTTTAACGTCTTTATCGTTTGTACTAAACTCGGCTTTTATCTTAAACCCACTTATTATTGAGTTTAAGAATTGTATAAGCACTAGGTTTTTATTTCGTCTATCAGTTTCCGTCATTTTAACTCACTCTCTGCGTTCTTTATGGCAAGCTGTACTAACTCGGTCTTATGTTTTTGGAAAGTACCTATATACCATTGAGGTAATGTACTTGGGTTAGTCCAATTAGTATTGTCGCCCATTTTCCATACTCTAGGAGCATAGCTTACTCCTACAGCTCCCAACTCGTATGTAGCATTAGAGCCTCTTACTCCCATAGCCATAGAGCCTTGATTTAAAGCCCCCGTTCTATATGGGAAGTAATGAGCTGAATTGGTAAAATCTAAAGTAGCTCTAGCCAAGCTATATACTACTTTATCTTCCCACCTTTTTAATTGCTCTACGGGTAAGTCTTTTACTATTTCAACTTTAACTGAGTAACTCATTTTACTAACACACCTATATTAGCTAATTTATTCCATAACCAATTATCTTGTACTTCCAATACTGAATAAGTCCTATTTTGGAAAAGGATTTCGTCGCCCTCTCTTATATCTACTTTAGACTTGACTATAAAATAGCCTTTAGCCTCTGGAGTAGTATAGACTCCAAACCTCACAGCTTGGTCTACGTTATAAGGACATACTTTTATAGGAACTTGTTTCTTGTCTTGGTCGTCATATATTGAGCTACTACCCCTATTATTTTGTATAAGGATAGCTTTCATACCATTTACGTTATACATTAGAAAGGTATATTAAGTCCCATATTGTAGTTAATTGGACTACCTCTATATAAATACCCGTGATTAGCAAGTATTCTTAGAGCTAGAGTAGAATAATCAGTTCTAAGGTCGCTAGTCATATTACCAGCCGAAATACTACCTCTATTGTCTAATAAAGGCATATCGTATTCTAATAAAAACCTTAATTGTTCCATACTAGCTTCTTTAATAGGTGTAGGCACTGTCTTTGGAGTCCAAGTGGTATTTCTAAAACGAGCACCAACTTGAGCGTATATCATTTCCGAAACAGCGTCTATCTTCCATAAGTCCTCTCTATCTAATGTGATATGAGGGTATTTAGTTTCAAAGTCATTTTTTGTGAAGAAAGTCATAAACTGACCTCCTTTCTACTAAGCTAATTTAACTATAGCTTCATCTCTAACAATTTCAGCTCCGAACATTACTCTACCTTCAATTACGAACATTCCTGGTAAGCCTGGATATTCACTAAATTGGTTGAAGTTTGAGAAGTAAGCATCTCCAGCTACAGCTTCTACATTTGTAAAGTAACCTTTAACGTTTGAGCCGATAACTGAACTAGCAATAGGGAATATATCTACTCCGTAAGCTCTTGCAACTGTACCTCTATCTACACCCTCTACACCAGCTAGTGTTTCGAATTTCAATAATGAAGTTAATTTAGCCACTAAGTTACCATATTCAGTAGCCTCTAAGCCCATTTTATAATCATCATAAGCGTTGTTATTAAATAGTGTAGCTTTTAAAGCGTTAATGTCAGCGATAGGGTCGCTAGTTAATGTAAAGCTTTGAGTAGCTGAACCTAACTTACCATATCCGTAAGCGTCTATTGCGTTAGCAATTTGAGCGTCTTCTTGATTAATTTGTGACTCTATAGCTTGAGCTATATTATTTAATCTAGGGTCTACAGCAACTGAATAATGTTTATCTAATTCAGTTAAATCAATTTTTACACTATCATAAGTAGCTAGTGTTGGAGCTATTGGTGTTGCTCCGTTAGCGTTAGATAGTGCAACAGGTTTTGTTTTGATAACTTCTATCATTGGTGTTCCTGTGCTTCTAATTTCACCAATATAAGCTGGGTTAAGGAAGTTCATAAATGAAGAACGGTATAGTAAATCATCATATACTTTCTTAACTACGCCTTGTAAATCTAAGTTTAAGTTTGTATAATTCATTTCTTTTCACTCCTTATTTAATCAATAAATCTTTTATGCTAGTTTTACGTGTTATGTTTATAGGATTGGCTTGGGTACTAGCATTACCTAGAGCCATTTCGTTTGGGACGTCTATTACTTCTTTTTTAGGAAAGTATGTAGCTCCGAATTTATCTTTAATAAGTCCGATAGCTTTAGTATCGTCAGTTTCTTCGGCGAACATACTAGAGCGTAGACTTGCTACTTCGTCTAGCTTATCGCTTGGAAATCCCTCTTGCATTAAAGACATTCTAAGTTTTAAGTCCCCAATCATTTTGGTTTGGTTTGTATCTCGTTCTTGTAAAGAGCTGTAACTTTTTTCTAACTCGTTATACTTGTTTTCAAGTTCTACGTATTTTGAAGTGCTTTCTTTAGAGTTGTTACTTATTGCTTCTTTTATAGCGTTCTCTTTATCGGACTCTAATACATAACCTTTCCTAATATCTTTTTCCAACTTTTCAAGGTTAAAATCCTCATTGGATAGTTGAATATCCTTGTTTGTTAGATATTTACTAATATCCATACATTTTTTCCTCCATTCTAGAACTGGAAGTGCAATTTAGGTACCTTACTTAAAGTTTTAAGACATTCAAGCCTCTGGTCTAGCGATTAATCGCCTTTACTTGCTTTTTTAAGGACTCCGTAGGTAGTTTTCCTACTTCATCTCTTATAGCTTTGTTTAACTTGCTTATTCTAGCTTTTATCTTATCTACTTGCCCCTCGTTACCTATCGACTTAGCTATTTTTAAATCAGTCTTTAGGTTAGTACGTTTGAGGGTAAGTGAGTTTACTTTTTGCCTTATTTTGTATTGCTCATCTACCTCCTGGCGTATCATTGACTCTCTACTTATTTGAGTAGGACTCCAATAGATAGATAAAGTACACTTACAATTTGGGTGTAGTACGTTGCCTACTTGCTCCTCAGCTTTTATCCCTATAATGTTTTCTACTTGCCAAGCCGTTAATACTCTATTTTGATACTCATAACAATACAAACAACTAAATGGGTGATATGGGATTATAAACTCTCTTTTATCTAGTTTTTCGCTATCGGCTAGTGTTTGGTTCCACCCAGAGCGAGTCAAGTCTACATTATGTACCATAGCTAAGTAAGTAGATAGTTTTACGTAGTGAGCTAGCATTCCGTTTTTATGGTAGTAAGCTACTACTTGATTTACTTGTTTATCGTATTTATCTAGTTTTTTAGTTAGATACTCTTCTTTATCTACTTTTTCTATGGAGTTATGAGCAACTCCGTAGTTTGTTACTACGTTCTTTTTAAATCGTTTCTCAAACATTTGAAAGTCGCTTTCTGGTGTTAATTTGAAGTACTCATCATCAAACGTCCACCCTAGCGTTTCTAGATACTCTTTATTCTTAAAACGTCCTATATTAATAGCTTGCTCTACGTTATCGTTATGTACTAACTCTCTCAATTCGGCTATTTGCTTATCCATAAATCTATGGTCTACTTTATCCCATATCTTCCCTACTTCTTTTTCAAAGAACTCTTTTGATTTCCCCTCTTCTAGACATTTGAAGTACAACTCCTTTGTCTTATTCATCATCTTGGTATATCGTACATTTACTAGGTATACGTTCTTATCTATCAACTCGCTAGATTTCTTCGTACTCAATTCTTAACTCTTCTCTTTCTTGCTTATACATATTTGTATAAGTTTCGTCGTCTATTGGCTCGTCTATTAGTTTGTTAAGGATAGGAGTAATAATTTTAGAACGTACTTCATAAGGAACAGCCGTTGTCCTTTGTATAGCTCCTAGCACTTGTAACTTTTTCATATCGTCAAACCTTTCATTACTTCCATAGTCCCACACTAAGTCTATAGGAATAGCGTTTTCTTCTATCTTTAAGCTTTGTTGTAGTTTTACTACGTTAGTAATTAAGTTATTTACTTGAGGTTCTATTTGTTTCTTAATAGCCTCTATAGTCATATCCGTAAGGTTAGCGTTTAACTCTATATTAGCTACATTTTGGTAAGAGTCTTTCTCATAACCGAATGTGGCTGGACTTAAGTTAGCTAGTTGTATGACTTGGTAATCACAAAACTTAAATGTTTCTATATACTTATCGGTTCTAATATCACCTTGTAGGAACTCGAATATTTGGTGCTCTCTATCTCCTGGCATTAATGTAAAGTAGTCCTCCATACTTTTAACCGATAAGGTTTGTATTTCGTACATATTACTTCTAGGTTGCCAACTACTTGCCACGTCACCCGTTTGGTAATGTTGGCTTGTAACTATCCTAGTCTTAGTCTTTTCTATCTCATCAGCTAAAGTGTTAAATACGTGCATTTCTTCGTTTAGGAACTTTTCACTATGCTTAAAGAAGTCTTGCCCTATATCTATATTGATAATTGGATAGTAAGGCAGGTTATAGAAAGATTTATAAGAAGAACCTGTCAACTTATTAAATCTTCCTATATCTATCTTTATCCATTCATTTTTATTTTTAACTTTTTCGTAAGCTTGATACTTGATAGTAGCCGTTCCATCATCTTTTAACTCTATATGGCGTTCTAGGGAATAATCATTATCTTTACTTTCAAAGTCTTGGATAATATCACAGCTTATGACTCTATCAAACTTCTGCACTAAGTTATGTATCATACACTTTGGTATACACTCTAGATAAACCTTATTATCAAACTTATGTATATAAATAAAACTTTCTCTATCATATACAGCTTCTTCTAGTGCTTCTCCTAGTGTTGGCATTAGCCAATTAATATCTAAGCCCTCCGTTTGTGTAACTAAGTCGCTACCGAATAGTTGGTTACGGATATATGTACCTATCTTTTTAGCACTTGGAGCTAATACGTATTTGTACTCGTCCTTTATATTTGGTATTCCATTTGTATATCCTGGTACACTTACTTTAGTCTTTATTTGTATAAAAGGAGCTCTTAGTATTTCGCTTGCTCTTAGTTTTCCATTCATTTAAACTCAACTCCTACTTCATCTATTACACCTAAGTAGGTAATCTTCTTTATTTCGTCAGTTTTAAGCACTCTAACGGGTGTTACTATACGCCCTACTATAAACTTACCGAACTTATCTTTATGTCCTACTATGGTTATGTAAATGGGTTTTTTATCGAATAGCTCATCTCTTAGTTTGATTTTCTTTATTAACGCTCCGTCGTAAAATAGGTAGAGTTTCCATCTTTTAATATCGTGTATCTTCTGGATAAGTTTCTTAAACATAAAAAAACACAACCTCTCTAGGCTGTGCTTCTAAATGCGAGTCAATAACTCCAAAATTGCACTTCTTTTTCTAATTACATTATAACATCTATTTATTTGTCTACAATTATTTATTTTTAGAAACATTCTCTATAAATGTATAATGTGTCAAGTAAATGTCATATACTTCTACTTCCTTGCATATCCTACAAGGTACTGTTACTCGTAAAGGTATCAATTGCTCTATACCCATATCTTTTAAGTTTTGTACGTAGCTTTCTATATCTACCTTACATAAGAACCTATGCGAACGTTTGCATTTCAAAATCATACTATAGGGCACCTACCACTATCTACAAACTCTCTTATGATATATCTAGTAGCGTCTACTGAGTTATGAACTATTATTCCGTTCGCAATAAAATTATGAGTATCTTTCACCTCCATATTATAAGTATCTTCTTTGCCTACATATTTTATCTTCTTAACGTGAGCAATCTTTACACATTTTCCTGTAGGAGTATTTGTTGCAAGTGTATTCTTTGCCACATTTAATGCATTTTCTTGTTTCATTATCTACCCCACTTTTCCTTCTATATGCCGATTTGCATTTATTACTACAAAATCTATTCATACCATTATTAATTTTATAGTATTCTTTGCCACAATTTTCGCATATAAATTTTATAGGTTTCAAAACCCCCAATGATATTTTATATAGTTCTTTATGAAATTCTTTTGCCTTGTCACTTTTATGCCATTCTACAGCTTTAGGTCTTGCTTTTTCATTTAGATTTTTTCTATATCGCTCTCTTTGTTCTTCCGTCATTTCTATTCCGTGTAACTTTTTATGTGTTTTGCTAGATATAATTTCTAAATTATTTATCTCGTTATTATCTTTGTTATGGTCTATATGGTGTATATCATATCCTTTGGGGATTTTCCCGTTGTATTTCTCCCACACATATCTATGTAGTCTTACTCTTCTCCCACTTACAACACCTGATAAATAATACCCTGTTTTCTTATCTTTTTTAAATTTAATATTGTCTATTATTCCGTATCCGTTTTTGTATTCAATTTCCATTTTTATCACCCAATATAATTATATCATATATCGGCTCGTATCTATATATCAAACATACAAAATTTCGTCTTTTTCTGTCAACTCACTTAACAATACATATCCTCTCGTTGTTAATATAGGGTGGTCTGATGTCCCTCTTATCTTATAGCCATTATCAAGCTCTAATTCGTATATATCTACATTTTCCATAGTCTTATGGCAATTATAATATTCTTTTTCTACTATAACCCCATTTTCATAAGTGTATACTTTACCCTCAGTATTAACTAATTCTTTTATAGGTATATCTCCTTTTGTTGTGCTTACTATAGTTTCACCTACAAGGCAATGGTCTAGTTCTTTCTTATAGCAATTTATACCACTATTAGCACTTTTAACTCTATCGTATTGGTAAGAGTCAAACTCTAATAAGCTCCTATCTACTACGTCTTCTTCATATCTTCCGTCTGGTAGGATATATCTAATACTAGGCTCTTCTAATATGTAGAATATCTCCTTATCTAGTAGGGATTGTAAGTGCTGTACTCCCTCATCTACTGAACCACTACCTTTACGTGATAAAGTGTGTTTTATTCCGTCAGTTATTAATCTATTATCAAAATGGGAAGCTTCGGAGTCTATCACTATATCCGTTATAGGTATGTTAGGGTACTTATCCTTAAGTAGTAGTATAAACATTTTAAGCTCTTTAGAGTAATACTCCGTAGTAGGGTTATCGCCCTCTTTTTTACTATCGTGATAGTAACATTGGAGCCTTACCAGAACCCAACGTCTATCGCTTTGTCTAAAACACAAGGCTATAGGCACAAACGTAGTAGGATTTACACTACCATAGTCTATACCGATACCGATTTCACGTATTACTAAGCCGTCCATAGACTTGATTTTATTTATCTTATTAAATACTTTACCCTCAGCTATTACCCATTTATTAAATACCTTTTGCTCTCTTAAGGTGCCCGTAAATGAGTGGCACGCTTGCCTTATCTTATCTTCGGTATCTAATACGGGGTTATCATAAGGGAAAAAGACATATTTCTTACTATCTTTTCCGTCTATATATTTTACTTTATAAGGGTGGTTATCGTTACCCTCTACGTTATATGAGTCTATTCTTTTGTAGTATGGGTGTCCCGAGTAACTCATCATACGCCCTGGTATTTCGTCAAAGCTTTCTTGTAAGGTGTTACTTGAGTATATCCTCGCCGACTCATCTACCCATACGAATATTAAAGGCTTACCTAGTATCCTATTAAATGATAGGTTGGTATTAAACCCAAAGAAGTAGAACCTCATTCCGTATATATCTAAATACTTATCTTGTTGTCCGTATTTTAGGACATACTCTTTACCATTAGTAAAGTGATACTCATTAGTAAGTATTTTCTCTAATGGCTCTATTATATTGGACTTGATAGTGTCAGTAGTCCACCCAATTATGGCTCCGTAGTAATCTCGAGGCACGTAATCTTTATTTTTTCGTTGCTCTTGCTCGTATTTTTGCAACTCTTTAGCATATTGAATAAAAGAAAAGTCTATACAATGTGTCTTACCACTTTGTGTAGAACCTAGTACGCTTATTTCAGGAATAAAGGGACTTATTATATCGTTATAGAGTGCTATTTGTTTCTTCGATAGTATCATCAGCTACCTCTTTAGTAGCTTTTTCTTTTTCTATCTCTTTTATCTTTTTATTTATCTTACTTACTTTTTTTATCTTTTCTACTTCACAATCACAATCGCTATTGTTTAGTATTAGTTCGTTTTTTTCATACTTTAGTTTTTCCTCTTCTGATAGTATTACACTATTACTACCTTTTAGTAAGTATTTGTCACCTACTTTGATAAATTCCATACTTAATACTCCTCTCATAAAATCGTCTATCATATAGTCATTTCTTCTATTCAATTCCTCTAAGTTAATTTTTTTCATCGTACATAACCTTTTCTAAATTAGAATTGTCTATTACTCTTATTTCTATACTAGGTGTACCTGTAGAATTAACAGCGTCATCTATATAATCCATTATAGTTTTATAGTTTTCAGCTTTACCTTGCATAGCACCTTTTATTAATCCTAACGTTATATTTTCCCCATAGGTTTTACCATTTTTAGTAGGCTCTTCTAGTAGCCTTTTAAGTATTTCTATTTGTTCTTTTCGCCTGTTCCTTACCTCGCCACTTTTAATACCACCATTCCTACCAGCACTTACCGGTTCAATACCGGTTCCAAACCTAGTAGCTTCACTATTAGGTACTGTTTTTGCCATAGTATCACTTCCCTACATATTTTATTTTCATTAAATTAAATAAACCTTTTCTAAATCCTTGTATATCACCTTTTAGTATTTGTCCTTTAAAAGTTTTGTATTGTTGTTTTGTTAGTCTATGTCTATAATCGTTTAATAAAATAAAACATTCTCTAATCATTTAATAACACAGCTTTCTTACCTGTAAAGTTTTCCCATCTTTGTATTATTACATCTACCCACTTTGGTTCTAATTCCATAACATAGCAATTTCTATTATTTTGTTCACAGGCTATTAATGTACTACCACTTCCACCAAATACATCAAGTACATTTTCATTTTCTCTGCTTGAACTTTTTATTGCTCTAGTACATAATGCTATTGGTTTTGGAGTTGCGTGTCCTCCTGCGCTTTCTCTTTCTTCTCCACTTGTTTTGCTAAAATGCCATACATTATTCATATTATCGTGTGTATTATTAAAGTATGCTCTTGTTGAATAATACTCTGCTTTTCTTTTTTCATACTCTGCTTTTATTCCATTTACATTTTCAAAAATACTTATTCCTTTACTTTTTGCATATTCTTGTAATGCTTTAAAGTTTTCTTCTGTTGGAAAACTCCATTGTGATTTGCTCCACCAATGGTTTACAGTTCTTCCATCTTTATAACCAAGTGCATTTGCTATTTTTTGGTCGCTTTCACCTATTTTTTTTATTTCTTTTTCTAAATAACTTCTTACTGGTTCCCATTCTTCAAAATAATTATCTTGGTTAGTATTAAATCCTTGTACTCCACACATAACAAATAAACATTTTTCATCTGCTATTGGATACATTCTAAATTCACTTGCTAATTGACCTTGACCATTTCCTTTATCCCAAGTGATAAGATTTCTAAAAGTAATTTTATTTTCTTTTTGCATAGGTTTTAAAATATTTGAATATATATCCATTAATGGTTCATCTATTCCCCAACAATACCAACTTCCATTATCTTTTAAATTATTAAATGTTATAGGTATCCATTTTTTATTAAATTCTAGTAAATCATCATAGTTAAGGTTATCATTTGCTACACCATCATTTTCTTTTTTCATTCCGTAAGGTGGGTCAGTAAATACCATATCAGCCTTAACACCATTCATTAATTTTGCTACATCTTCTTCTTTTGTGCTATCTCCACACATTAATCTATGGTTTCCTAATTGGTATATATCTCCTAATTTTGCTTTTGGTTCTTCTGGAACATCGGGAACTTCATCTTCTACTATTTCTTGTTCTTCTTCTATATCTAAATCAATATCAAATCCAAAATCACTCATATCAATAGTATCAAAGTTAATTAATTCATCGTTTAGTATATCTAAATCAAAATCACTATTCATAGTTAATTTATTATGTGCTAGAGTATAGGCTTTTCTTTCTTCATCAGTTAAATGGTCTAGACGTATTATAGGAACTTCTTTATAACCTAACTCTTTACATGCTATTAATCTACCATGCCCCTCAACTATTTCGTCTTTCCATATACCAATAGGGTCATCCATACCGAATAACTCTATAGACTTCTTTATCTGGTCTATTTGCTCTCTAGGGTGTTTCTTAGCGTTATTCTTATATGGTTTTATTGTATCTATATCTACATACTCTATCTTAAGTTTCATTTTTACTCCTTTACTAAGCCGACAGCTTAACCCTCTACTAGCCTTGTCCTTACAAGTTCGGCTCCCTAGTTCCCATTAATCAACCCTTTTTATTCTATTGAAGTTTAATTAATGGTTCATTTATACTATCTAGGAACTTGATTGCTTCTTCTTTGTTATTAAATGTTTGTTTAAATTTCATACCATTAGCTACAACCCATAACTGATTTACTTTAATTTTTCCGTCAATTATTACGTATTTATCTTCTTCTCTTTTAGTTGTTTCATATTTAGGTACCGGTCTAGTACTTTCTATTACATTAAATTCTTTAGGTTCTTTGTTAATATTTTGATTAAATCTTTCTCTTTTAACTTCTTCATTAGTTAATTCCATGTAATCACACCTAGCATATAAATAACTGTTAGGTATTACATATTTAGTACCTTTTTCTTTGTTATAGTACTCGCTTATATCTTTGTTAATTATAGTTACATTATTCATAAACGTTCTTAAATCTTCATTTACCATTATTTAGTCCACCTTTACTTTTCCAACTTCTTTTTTTAACTCATTTCTTATGGTTTCAGTAGGTATATAAATATCTGGTATTTTATTAGCTTCTTTAAGTTCTCGCCAATACTTACGTTGGTCTTTATCCTTTATAGACTCCAAGTTGATTGCTCTTGATTTAATTATATCGTAAAGAGGTTCGTTTTTGGGAATACTATTTAATTTCATACTAAACTCTTCATAACCTAACGTCAATAAATCGTCAAACTTAATGTTGCCATAGTTCCTACACCAAAAGGGGTATATATCCTTAAGGTCGTAAGGGAGGCATATTATCATTTTGCCTCCCTTTTTCCCTTGATTATCCTCTGGGAGTTGAATTTGCTAGTATATCGCCAAACTCTTTGTAGAACTCTTCTACTTCTTTTTCATCGGTAAAGCCTATATCTAGTATGATAGCCGAACTATCCATATTGAATACTTGCTTACATATCCTATCTACTACTTTAGCTTGTTCTTGTTCTATATATCCTTGCTCTACGAAATCTTTGTTAGAATGGTCGTATATTATCTTACTACCCTCTTTATGTTCTTTGATTAAATCCTGGACACTCATACCTTTTTTAGCTAAATCTGTTACCATTTCTAGCCTAGCGTTTTTAGTAACTTCTTGTAAGTCTTTTACCATTTCTACCTTACTACAAAAGTTTATTTCCTTATCTTTATACTTAAGTGTATAATCATCTATTCCATTCTTTATAAATTTATATTTTTTTGTCATACATTTTACCTCCACATTCTAAAATTATATCTTTTACTCCCCATTTGATTAGTATATTTTTAAGCTCTATAAAGTCGCCTACTTGCATTTCTTTTCTTATGTATACTTTATTGTGTACTACGTCAAACTCGGCGTTATATTTATCTCTTAACCACTCTAGTAAATACCTCATATATTATCCTTTCTTATAATATCCCTCAAGTATCCTTTTTAATGTCCTATTGTTCTTATTACTTCTATCTAGTATAAGCTCTTCATCGGTTATCCCAAACTCTAGCTGAAATTGTCTTAATATATTATGTACGTCAGCCAATTCCTTTTTAAAGTTATCTAGTCTATTTTCGTACTCGCTTAATGGACTATTCTCTAACTCGAATATAGACTCTTGTAGCTCGAATACTTCCTCCTGGAGCTTTCTTTGTTGAGTATTTACACCAAAGTAATTTATAGTAACCAATAACCCCGTATCTAAGTCTTTCATTTGTCCTCCTTTTTATAAGTAATTCCTTTATCTTCTTTTATTTCTTTTAACCTTACTTCTAGTACCTCTTTATTGAATTGATTAAGTATGTCTTTCATTTCTTCTAATTCTTGTATGGTAAATTTACGATAGTCTAACTCATACATAATCTTAATTAGTAATTCATACATTTATTTCTTTAGCGCCCTCCCTTTGTATAAGTTTTCTCTATATATAGGGAAATCACTATTTAATTTAATATCATGTTGTATAATCAAGTAATTTATATACTCTTTTTTATTTAAGTTTCTACCCATAGCTTTAGCTCTATCTAAATTGTTAGTGTTACCTATATGCTCTACTCCTCCAGAATATAACCAAGCATAAACCCTATATATGTAATTCATTTATTCCTCCTTATTTAATTTATCTATTATTTCATTGATTTTTCTTCTTGTTTGATTAGCAGCAAGTAAAATATTAGCTGTTCCGTCTATCATTAGTAACTTTTCTATCTTCTTATCTTCTATAATTGGTATTTCTTCACACGTTCTATTTAAATCTTCAGTTTCTAAATCTTCTACTAAATACTTATGGTTTATATCTATACATCTATAATCATAAAATTCTTGATTCCATTCGTATTCTTTGCCTTTAAACTTTATTTTTATAGGTATTCCCTCATCTTTAGCTATTCGATTAAGTAAGTCAATTATCTTTAGCTTCATTGTTACTCTCCTTATCTAATATTCTCCATACATTATCTTGACTAAAAATTCATACATTTATTTCTTTAGTACCCTCCCTTTGTATAAGTTTTCTCTATATATAGGGAAATCACTATTTAATTTAATATCGTGTCTTATTATCAAGTAATTTATATACTCTTTTTTATTTAAGTTTCTACCCATAGCTTTAGCTCTATCTAAATTGTTAGTGTTACCTATATGCTCTACTCCTCCAGAATATAACCAAGCATAAACCCTATATATATAATCCATTTATATCTCCTTATCTAAATATTTTTCATAAAGTAATAGTTCTTCACATAATCTATCTATAACTCTATATAAAGCTTCTTTATTTAAACTATCTA